TACCCTACAGGACACAACTGAAACATTTACAGGTGAAGATTTTAGAATACAATTATTAGATAATGTTCAAGCATTTAATGGAACTGCTTGGACAACTACATATGTATTAGGACAGTTAGGTAATTATGACTTACAAGTAAAACCAGGATATTTGGTAGATCCAGGTGGAGATTATAGATATTGGTATCCAGCAAGTTTTGGTAGTGGAACATACAAATATTATATTCGAAGATTCCAAACTGATGGTAGTACTATGACAAGTATGACGGTAAATCTCAATAATAATACTTTGATAGCTTGGAACGCTACCACAAATGGTGTTTCATGTGCAATATTGTTTGAAAGTTCTGGTAATGGAAGTGGTAATAATAGTTCTTTGGGTGTAGCAAGAATATATGACCCAGTAAAAACCACGAGTAATTTGATTGAAGCAGATATGGCAGCAGACAATTTTAAAAATCCATTCTCTACCGCAATTAGTTTGTATGGAAATAGTGGTGGTAGTATTGCAAGTGGAACATATACAATTCCAATAAGAAATGCAGATGGAATGTATTTAGATAGTAACGATAATGAACTTTATGTAATAGTTAGATATAAAGGTGATCCAACACCATTAGATGACATAACATTGACTTTTAGTTAAGGATAAGAAATGGCAAAGATAGATTCAGGTTCAAAATCAAGTAGATTACTCGCGTCGAGAAGATATACTCACGATACTCTTACGACTGCTCAAGAGTCATTTACTAATGTGCTTGATTTAAGATCTGAAGAAGTTTATACCCAAGCAGCAAAAATTCCATCAAGTGGATTGCCCCATAGTTCAAGTGCAGATATTGGGAAAAACTATACTGTATTGGGTGAGAATATAACAAAATATTGGTATAGACAAAAATTAACAAAGTCAAATCTTAATAATGAAACTTGGTTTTTCTTAAATCCAACGGGAAGTGATAGTGGAGTAGGTGCTCAGTTAATTAACACCAATCAAGTAACAGATTTTGTATCACCAAAATATTCAGATGCTTCATTAGCAACTTCTACAGCAGAAGATGCTACACCAGGATATTTAGCAGTATTATATAAATCATCTGCAGTAAGTCATAGTTTACAGACTGGTTCATTAGATGGAGATGATATAGTTTCAACAAATGATTACATACTCGATTACAAAACAGGTATAATTCAATTTATGAATTCTGCAGTAGATCCTACTAATAGTGATTATCTTTATTTAACAGCATATCAGTATGTGGGAACAACATTAAGTACTGGACTTGAACTCAGTGGAAAAATATCTGGTTCATTAACTTCTCATCTTACTATGGGACAAATTTCTTCAAGTGGTGATGTAGTAGCAGATGGTGATGTAATAGCATATAATTCTTCTGATATAAGACTTAAAGATAATATAGAAGTTATAAAAGGTTCATTAGATAAAATAGGTGAAATTAGGGGTGTAGAATTTGATTGGAATGAAAAATCTCCTGGTTGGGCACAAGAAAGAGGTCATGATGTCGGGGTTATAGCACAGGAAGTTCAAAAAGTTATACCTGAAATTGTATCTGAAAGAAAAAGTGGGTATTTAGGAGTTGATTATAAACGATTAGTTCCGCTATTAATAGAATCTATTAAAGAATTAAAACAAGAGGTAGAAAATTTAAAGAAAAAAGTGAATTAAGAGAATTCATTTGATATTTATAGTATAGTTATAAACAATAATAATAAGGAGAAAGTTATGGCCGTTACAGAAAAATCCAATTTAGCTAAAAAAGTAGAAGAAAAAACATCCGAAATTAAGTTTAGTGATGATGAATTAACATCACTTAGAGACTTACAAGAAGGCTACCAAGAAAAATCAGCTCAATTTGGTCAATTAAAAGTCCAAAAACTTTTGATTCAACAACAGTTAGATGCTCTTAATGATACTGAAGTACAGTTTGAGAGTGATTATGCTGGATTACAGACAAAAGAACAAGAAATTGTCAAACAGTTGAATGAAAAGTATGGTCCTGGAAATTTAGATCCAACAACAGGAGTATTCACTCCCGCATCAATAGCTGAAGAAACTTCAGAAACTACTTAAATAATCTCCTCTAAACATATCGTTTGGGAAAGTTAGGCGATATTTATAGTAAATATTTATAGTCTAATATTGACTAATTTAGTTATTTAATTATAATAATAGGAGAAAAACAATGGCAGAAAGAATCGTAAGTCCGGGTGTATTTACTCGTGAACGTGATTTATCATTTCTTCCCGCAGGAATTGCAGCAATTGGAGCGTGTATAATTGGACCAACAGTTAAAGGTCCCGCATTTGTTCCAACGGTAATTAGCAATTTTTCAGAGTTTGAAGAAATGTTTGGATCTACGGATTCGAGATTTTACACACCGTACGCCGTAGAACAATATTTAAGTAGTGCAGGAACAGTTACGATTGTTCGTGTTCTTAATACTGGTGGATATACATCAGATTTTGTCTCACTTCAACTTTCAAGTTCAGCAGCATCATTTGTAAGAACTGTAGCAGTATTGGCACCATCTCGTGGAGGAACAAATGGTACAGGTGATTTAAGTACTTGTACACTTGCAGCAACCGAAAGTGCATATACTTCACAAACACTAACTGTTAATGGTACTGATGTAGCTTCAACTGATTATTCAATATCATTTAACACTTCAAGTGCAAATTATATTGACCAAGTAATTAGTTCAGATCCACAAGTTCAAAAGTCAGGAACTGCAACTTTGGCTGTATATTTGTATAAGAACTTTAAGTATCAACAAAGTTCATATGGATGGGACACAGGAACTTCTGCAGATCATACTGGTTCAATTTCAATAGATAATGCTACCACAGGTAAATTTGTATCCGCTAATTATTCAAACGCATCAACACCATATGTTCAATCACAAGAGATTAATAATGCACGATATAACTTATTTAAAGTTAATACTCGTTCACATGGTAGTGATGTAAATAACAAATTTAAGATTGCTATTTTGAATGTTAAGAAAGCAGGTGATATTGCCGGTAGTGATTATGGTCAGTTTTCATTACAAGTAAGACAAACTGGATTAAATGATAACAACTTAACAAGAGATAACGTTTTGGAACAGTGGGATAGTCTTAATTTTAATCCTAAGAGTACGAATTTCTTCGCTCGTAGGATTGGTGATAGATATGTAACGATTGACTCTAATGGTAAATTAACTTATAATGGTGATTGGAATAATAGATCTAAACACATTTATGTTTCTGATTTTTCCGCCATTTCAGATGGTTCAATACCAGTAGCTTTAGTTCCAATGGGACATGCAGCAATTCAAGCCCCATTAGAAGATGCATTAATGCCAAATTGGATATTCAAAGTAACTCAATCAAATGCACAAGATGAATTTGATAGTAATGTACTTTATGGAGTAGATTACAAAAATGCAGATGCTGGACAGTATTTAGTTCCTGTTAATGATTTTACATCTGGACTAAATGTAAGTATGAGTTTGGAAAATATGTTAGGACATGATGATGCCTCAACCTTGGGTACAACAGAAGGAACTGATTGGGCAGCTGCTACTTCGTCTATTAAACTAACTACATCACATATGAAACAACGGAAGTTTGTTGTTCCATTTCAAGGTGGATTCGATGGTGATAACCCAGCAAATCCAAAATTGACAGGAGCGAGTATTACAAATGTAAACACACAAGGGTTTGACATTTCAAGTGCAACCGCGACCGGAGCAGTAGCTTACAAGAAAGCAATTAACGCAGTAAGTAATCCAGATGAGTTTGATATCAATATGTTAATAACACCTGGTATTATTCATGATTTACATCCAAAGATTACAAATCATGCAATAGCTAAGTGTGAAGAACGTGGTGATGCATTCTATGTATTTGATTGTGGTATTCAAGGTGGTTCAATTGCAAGTGCAACCGCAGCAATATCCGCACTTGATACAAACTACGCAGCAACCTATTATCCTTGGGTAAAGATTGTTGATAGAGCCACAGCACTTCCAGTTTGGGTCCCACCTTCAGTTGTACTACCTGGAGTAATAGCATTTACAGACCAAGTAGCACATGAATGGTTCGCACCAGCAGGTTTGAATCGTGGTGGTTTAACAACTGTACTTGAAGCACAAACAAGATTGACTCATGACGAAAGAGATGAACTCTATGAAGCACGAGTTAATCCAATCGCTTCATTCCCAGGTCAGGGTGTGGTAGTTTGGGGACAAAAGACCTTACAAGGTCGTCCATCAGCACTCGATAGGGTTAATGTACGTAGATTGTTAATTAGACTGAAGAAGTTTATCGCTTCGTCAAGTAGATACTTAGTCTTTGAACAGAACACATCAGCAACAAGAAATCGTTTCTTGAACATTGTGAATCCGTTCTTAGAATCAGTACAATCTAATAGTGGTTTATCAGCATTTAAGGTAGTTATGGATGATTCCAATAACACACCTGATGTGATTGATAGAAATCAATTGGTTGGACAAATTTTTATTCAACCAACGAGAACCGCAGAGTTTATCGTACTTGACTTCGTGGTACTTCCAACGGGAGCAACTTTCCCAGCGTAAGTTTAATCAATAGATTAACTAAACAAAAGCCCCTCTTTTTTGAGGGGTTTTTTGTTGCCCGCTATATTTATATACGATAGAGAAGAAAAACTTCTATAAAACTATGAAAAATGAATATGATGATTTTTTAAAATTTTGATATTTATAGTTGAGAAATTAAAATTATTGGAGATTAAAGATGCCAGACTTATTAGATCCTTCTGAAATAATGTTCACACCGTTTGAACCGAAAACGAAAAATCGGTACATCATGTATATTGAAGGTATACCAGCTTATCTTATTAAAACAGCTAATAGACCTACAATTGCTTTTGAAACTATTGAACTTGACCACATTAACGTAAAACGATATGTTAAAGGTAAAGGTGCATGGGAAGAATTAGAAATTACTTTATATGACCCTGTTGTTCCAAGTGGTGCACAAGCCGTAATGGAATGGGTGAGATTATCCCACGAATCAGTAACAGGTAGAGATGGATATTCAGATTTTTATAAAAAAGATGTAACAATTAATGTATTAGGACCAGTAGGTGATAAGGTTGAAGAGTGGACACTTAAAGGTACTTGGATTACTAACGCAACATTTGGTGATTTAGATTGGGCAAATACTACAGACCCAATTGATGTAACTTTGACACTTAGATACGATTACGCAATACTACAATTCTAATAAAATTTTAATAAAAAAAGGAGTTAATTATGGCAGTCATAGCAGATAAAGCTTGGTGGAAATCAAAGACAATATGGACTTCAGTAGTTGCTGGAGCCGTTGGAGTAGCACAAGCAGCAGGTCTTATAGAAGCAGTACCTGAAGTTGTTTGGACATTACTCGCAGCATTTGGTTTGTACGGAGTTCGTGACGCTGTTGGAAAAGCATAATTCAGCAGTAAGTAATATTTTAAACTGGGGATTTCAATGTCCCCAGTTAGTTTTATAATTGGTTATATTGTATAGGTTACTAAAAACTATTCAATAAAAAAATACAAAGGAGAAAAAACATGGCAGAAGAAAAACGCCAGTTTCCAACAGAGGTAGTTAATTTGCCTTCAAAGGGAAAACTTTATCCAAAAGGTTCACCATTATCAGGTGGAACAATAGAGTTAAAGTATATGACAGCAAAAGAAGAAGATATTTTAACTTCTCGTAATCTTATTCAGAAAGGAATCGTTTTGGATAAGTTATTGGAATCTATTATTGTAAGTAAAAAGGTATCACTTGATGACCTTTTACTTGGTGATAAAAATGCAGTGATGATAGCAACAAGAATTCTTGGATATGGTAAAGATTATACTATTCAAATTTCAGATCCATCAAGTGGAGAGAAACAAGAAGAAACTTTTGATTTAACATCAATTAGCGATAAAGAAGTTGATTGGGATTTATTTAAGAGTGGTAAAAATGAATTTGAATTAGATTTACCTGCATCAAAAGTTAAACTTATGTTTCGTCTATTAACACATAAAGAAGAAAAAGAAATTGATGTTGAATTAAAATCATACAAGAAATTCGCAAAAGAAAGTGGTATAGGTTCAGAAATTACTACACGATTGAAAAAGGCAATTGTGTCGATTGATGGAGATACATCACAAAAACGAGTAAATGATTTTGTTGACAACGAATTACTATCTCGTGATTCTCTTGCATTTAGAGAATATCTTATAAAAATCACACCTGATGTTGATATGTCTTTTACCTTTACCAGCGAAGCTACTGGTGAAGATACGACTATGGACATCCCATTAGACGTTGAGTTTTTTTGGCCTGCGGGCAGAAGATAAGCCTGCAATTCACTCAGAAATCTTCTCCCTATGCTTCCACGGGAAAGGAGGATTTAATTTCACAGAGGTATATAACATGCCCGTCTATCTGCGCCGATTTTACATACAATCGGCCTCAAAATTCTACGAAGAAGAACAAAAACAAATCAATAAATCAAATAAAAAATCTGGTGGTATTTCACGACCAGGTATCCCCCGAGGCTAACATTTTTTCCTATATATGATATTTATTAGTGAGTTATAATATCCTGTTTAACCACAGAAAATCATTAAATAAATCATATGTAGGAGAAAGAAAATGGCTTCGTCCAAAAATAAATTAACAGAAGATCAATTAGTAGAAGGCATTCTAACTAAAATATTAAAGTCTATTTTTAATAGACGAACACGACAAGTTATGAAGGGAATGAAAAATAATCCTGCTCTTGAACAGGCAACAGATGAGTTTTTTGCTGCGAGCAGAAAATTAGATATGTCGTTAAGAAAGGCATCAAAACTTGGATATCCTTTTGAAAAGCAATCATAATTAAGAAAATAATATATGACATTTCAAGATAAAATAAAACAATCTGAAGAAATTGAAAGTCGAATAGTATATTGGGGTGGTAAAGATAATACCATAATACCGACTATGACTACGAAGGCTGAAGTTGACCGTGCCAAGCAATTAAAAAAGATTGAAGAGGACCTTCTAAAACTGGAGAAAGATGCATTAGGGCTTGGGAAAGAGGATTCGAAAGAGAAGGATAATATTCTCAAGAAAACGATTGCACTTAAAAACGAGAAGAGGCAACTACAAAAAGAAGAAAGAGCTCACCAAGCTCATATGATGAAAACGGGGATGGAGCTTGCTGGGTTAAAGTCAAAAGTTTTAGATTTGAATGAGAAAATTGGTACGGTACAAAGGAAGGGTATAAAGGAAAGGATAGTAGATGGTAAGTTAGAGAAAACCAAAGGTCAACTTGTTATAAAGCTTTCTCGTGAATACTTTTTACAAGGATTACATTTAAATAATATGTTTAACGTTCAAAAAAATGTGGCCGTAATATTGGAACATATCAATAAACTAGTAGAGTCAGCAGATCATTGGGCAAAAAAATCAAAAGCACTAGATGATATGGAAGTAGATCATTTTAAGACAATTGCACATCTTCAGGAATCAAAGCTTGCAAAAGATAGGGAAGCTTTCGAAGCTAATAGGGCTGGATTCGATTCACTAAAAATTGCTCTTGAAATAGTTAAGGATGCTTATACTGGGATAGGTGAGATTCAAGCTGAAAATCTCGGTAAAACAATTGAGTTAAGCAAAATGTATCAGAATATGGGAAAAGGTGGTTTTCGAGATATGACAGGGGAAATGGAAACACAGCTTGAGAGGGCTAAAGCCCAGGCTAAGTATACTTTAACCGTACAAATCCCCGCCCTCAAGGCAGAATTAAAGATAATGATGTCAAAGTTGAAGCTTCTCGATAAAGGAGGTGCTTTATATGAAATGATGGTAGAAGATATGGCAGAGTTGGAGAAATCATCAGAAAGATTGGAGGCGAATGCTGAGTCTATGGTTGATAACGCAGAAAAAAATGTAAAACACGCTAAACTCATGGCAAGAATACAAGGTAATGTTGCAGCAAGTACTGCATTAATTGTTGGCCCATTTGAAAAAATACAATCCATTTTAGAATCTAATCCACTTGGAAAATGGGTTTCAACTTTAACTGGGTTGGATATGCATATGAAATCTTTTGCAGACACGGTTGGTAAGGAAATGACAGCTGCATTTACACCACCAACAGTAAGTGCAGGGATAGATAAACTAGGTAGAAAATATTTTACGGATTTAGAAACTGGCAGACGTATTAGTGAAGAAACTTATGAATCACAAAAGAAGAACAATCAGACTATGGAAGAATCACTTGCAAATATCCAGGAAAAAGCACTCAAGGCAATAGATGCAATAAAGACATCATTTGCTCAATTTAGTGCTATGTTAGGTGGAATGTTAGGTCCTATATTAATTGGACTTGCAGCAATAATGCTTATAGTATCGGCCATAAAGAAATTATATGGTGGTACTCTTGAACTTCGTAAAGAAATGGGATTAACATTTGGACATGCCGCAGAGTTACAAAAATCAATAAATATGACAGCAACTCAATTTTCATTTCTCGGAGTTGAAGCCTCAGATGTAGAATCGATAGTAGGTGGAATACAAGATTCAATGGGTGGTGTTGGAGAAGCAACACATGAACTCTTAGTAAGTATGGCAAGATTAAATGCAGATTTTGGAATAGCAGGAGGATCTGCAGCAACATTAGTAACACAAATGAAAGCTGTTGGGGCAGCAAGTGACCAGGCCGCAATATCACAATTAGAGTCGGTTGGTTATTTAGCCCAAGCAAGTGGAGTTGCACCCGCGGCAATTATGGATTCCGTGGCTGAAAGTTCAGAAGCATTTGCTGGATTTGCAAAAGATGGTGGTAAAAATATGTTTAAAGCGGCAATTGCAGCCAAAAAATTAGGTGTTGAATTTAGTTCTATTGTGGACGCGGCAGAGGGATTATTAGAGTTTGAATCGTCTATTGAAGCATCAATGGAAGCAAGTATGTTACTTGGTCGTAATATAAATACAGATTTGGCACGACAGATGGCATTTACAGGTGATATAGAAGGAATGCAACGAGAAATACTCAAACAGGCCGGGAGTCAAGCAGATTTTGAAAAAATGAATGTTCTTCAACGGAAAGCATTAGCAAAAGCATTTGGATTATCTGTATCAGAGATGAGCAGTATGATAACCAATCAAGAAAAACTTAATAATATGACAGCGGGTGAAAAACGGACTCGTGATCAAATAAATGAGATGTTGGAATACGCGGGTGAAATATGGGCTCAAATATTATCGATAACTACAAAATTATATCCAGTAATTCTTGGAATTGGAGTGGCACTAGCTATTGCATTTTTACCTTTAACCCTATGGGCTGGAATAATTGCAACGGCGGTGTATTGGATTAGTAAGTTGGTGGATGAAATTGAAGGTTCTGAATATGTTATAGGAGGTATAGTGGGCCTTTTTGCATTATGGAAATTACATACAATGCAAATTGGTATTTTTAGTGGAAAAGGAGTCATCACCACGATGAAACAATGGTTTGCTGAAAAGGGAATTACAAAAGAAAAAATCAAACAGAAAGCACTGGGGAAGGATAAAGATAAAAAAAGTGGTGGTTTTATAGATAAGATAAAGAAAAAGTTTGCTGGTGGTGATAAAACTAAAGCGGTTAAAAAACCTAAACTATCCAAAAAAGAAGCTACAATACCAGACACGAAAACTGTACCAAAAAAAGGAATAGGTGATAAATTAAAAGATTTAGCAAAAGGATTAAAGGCAATGGCCGGTGGAAAGGTTTTACAGGGAGCCCTTAATCTTATACCAACTGGATTAGGATTTTTATTACTTTTACCTGGACTTCCAGGATTATTGATACTTGGAAAAGCTAAATTAAGTAAGATAGGGCTTAATCTTATATCGTTAGGTAAGGGATTAAAATCAATGACCGGTGGAAAGGTTTTACAGGGGGCCCTTAATCTTATACCAACTGGATTAGGATTTTTATTACTTTTACCTGGACTTCCGGGAATATTGATACTTGGAAAAGCTAAATTAAGTAAGATAGGAACTAATCTTATACAGTTAGGTTTTGGATTGAAAGGAATGGCCGGTAAAAAAGTTGCAATGGGAGCTTTGAATTTAGTTGCCGCGTCAGTTGCGTTTGCTCTTGCTATTGCTTCAATTCCATTTTTAGGATTTATTGCAATGGTCGGCACCACGGCAGCTGCCGGACTTGTCGCATTAGGGGGTGGATTAGAGACACTTGGGGCAGCCGCAGCCACAGGATTACCTTTTATAGCTGTTGGTTTAATAGCACTTTTAGGAGTTGCAATGATACCATTTGGATATGCTTTAAAACTTGCCGCTCCATTTCTAACAGCTATAGTAGAAGGATTTATTAAATTGACATCTGTTGCATCTCAATTGGTACCGTTGGCAGTTGGAATAGCAGCAATTGGTCTTGCACTCGCAGCATGGGGACTTGGAGGAACTTTTATTGCAATAGGTATTCTACTGATAACTGCACTTTCTTTAGCATTGTCTTTATCGGGGAAAGCGGCCTCGGATGTAGCTAGTGGAATGAAAGATATAAATGTAGAAATGGAAAAAACTATTAAAAATAAAAAACAGTATGAAGGATTTCTTGAAGGGTTTTCAAAAACAATGAGTCCCTTGAAAAAACTTGGAAAAAAACTTGGTGAAGCATTATGGTCTGGATTCGGAATGGCAGGTTTAATTGCAGAATCACCGTCAAGATTGGGTGAAAGGATACGAGATGGAATTACTGCTGTAATGGGTGGACTTTTAGATTCATTTGGAAGGTTATTTGATGGGATAGGAAAAATATTTTCAGGATTACTTGGATTTTTTGGAGCTCTTTGGGAAGGCATTAAAGCCGGATTTCAAGCAGCTTGGGATGGAATTAAAGCCGGATTTCAAGCAGCTTGGGATGGAATTAAAGCCGGAGCCGAATGGGCTTTGGAAAAAGTAAAAGCAGGATGGACGGGACTAAAAGAAACATTGGCACCAGCATGGGAAGGACTTCAACAAGGTGCTTCGACCGCCTGGGAAGGAATTAAAAGTGGTGCTTCGACCGCCTGGGAAGGAATTAAAGCAGGATGGGATGCAGGATCATTCGCTCCAGTATGGGAAGGATTAAGGAGTGGTGCATCTCAAGCATGGGCAGGAATTAATGAAGGTGCAGGTCAGGCGTGGGAAGGACTGAAAAGCTCAGCAACCATAGCAGCAGAGCATGTCTCGAATGCTTGGGCCGGTGCCAAAGAATCAGTATCTAAAGGATGGGATAAAGCTAAAGGTTTAGCCAGTAAGGCATGGGAAGGACTTAAAAGTATATGGCCATTTGCAAGAGGTGGAGTAGTATCCATGCCTGGAAACAGACCTCAATATTTTGCACAAGGTACTGATACAATTCCTGCAATGTTAACTCCAGGTGAAATGGTATTAAATCAAGACCAACAAACCGCGGTTGGTGGAGCAATGGCAGGTGGTGGAACTGATACTACAGCATTAGAGGCAAAAGTAGATAGATTAATTGCAGCAATAGAATCTGGTAATATACAACTTTCAACAATAGCCGGAAATACTGGTGAATTTGCTGATGCTGTAACAAGATAATAGGAGAAATTAAATGGCACTTGTAGATTTATTAACAGACTTATCAAATTTCAATTGGAATTATGAAAGTGCTGGTGTTAATAATAGTAAAATAGGTGATCGTCATGGGGGTCAAATTATACCAAAACATCCAGAAGAACATACTCTACAAGATGATGGAGCAGGAACAAATTTAAGTAAAATAGGTGGTCGTCATGGTGGAACTTCACCTGGGGGACAACCACCACATCCAGAAGAAGATTCTTTACAAGATGATGGGGCAGGAACAAATTTAAGTCAAATAAGTGGTAGACATGGTGGAACTGAACCAGGTGGATGGCCACCACATGAAGGTGCTCATTCTTTATATGATAAGGGGGTAGGTGGAATTGGACACCCACAATCATTTACAGTTCGTGGATATACTGTTTCAGATATAATAAGTGGTAGACATGGTGGAACGGTTGGACCAACTCCAGCACAACCACCACATCCAGATACTCACAGTGACCTTGATAATGGAGTAGGTTTTGGTGTATCACCAAATGATAATCCACAATCATTTAATGTTCGTGGATATACGATTACAGGAACTAAAACTTTTGATAGACCCAATGAAGATGCCATTACTATAATGACAAACAGACTTGGATTTCCATATACACCATTTGATAGTGGAGTTAAAACTGGACCAGTTGATTTTTTAAGTGGAGTTCAGAGTTCTTGGGGACCTGAAACTTTACCACTTGGATTTTCTTTTAATATGGTTGATTCATTATTATCACCTGGTACACCACCCGTATTAAGTTTAGATACATTAAGACATGCAATACCTGAAGTTGGACCATCTCCATCATTTACGATTGATTATTCACGATACGATGGTGCACTTGGCACCCCAGGAAGCTTCCTGGGTAGTCAGTTTAATACCGTAGAAGGAAATATAAGTTCACAATATACTGATACAGAAAGGTTACATTCGAGTTATGGAACACAATTTCATATATCAGGGTTTAATCGTAGTGATATGTATATTACTAATATAGATGAATTATCCACTCCTATATTTAAATCATTTACTCGTGGAAGTGTAGGACTTGGTAAAATTGGATTGACATCACCAAATTTTAATCCATTTGAATTTGGAACTGATTTACCTTATGTAATACCACAAATAACAGCAACAGGACCACAAACTGATTCATTGGAGTTTAGTAATATACCAAAATTAGCAGACGCACATAGTATTGATTCACTTTCAAGATTAACTGGTTATCCTGGTATTTACATTGCACCACAGGGTGAAATAAATCAAACAGTTGGTGCACCAATTATTTCTTCTGATGGTATTACTTTTACAGGAATCGATGCATCATTCGACCATACTACATTTCGTAGTAGATTATATGAAGTTTATCAACACCATTTTCAACCAACTGATGTTAATTTTGTAAATACACCATTGGGAACTAATTTGTTTGGAGAAGATGAAGCATGGAAAGGTGGTTCAATTCATATAGGAGCACAAGATATACCACCTACTATTGGTGGTGGTGTTACTTATTATGGAAGTTTAGTTTCAATAACACCAAGAGGTTCAATTTATAGAGCAGGTGATGGAACATATAGAGTTCCACAATCGGGACATACAACTATTCCACCAGGAGTAACTACTCAGTATCCAAGTAATATTCCTACTTTTGATGGAACACAAATAACACATAATATCCCACAAATAACTTTGACTGGACCATTTGGTGATGAAGATTATCAAGGTAGTTTAAATCTTACTCCTTTTGCAGAAGGAGCACATGGAAGTAGAGTAGTTCCATTCGAGCCAGATACAACTCAAATTGAGGGAAGTTTAATAACTATTAATAGAGATGAAGTAAGTGTTACTCCACCATCATGGATAAATGATCTTGAAGACCAATTTGAGTTTGCTACACCAAGTGACTTGGAACTGCTTTTATTTGGAAGTCCCGATGCACCAACTATTTCTCAACCTGTTTATACTTCTGGGACAGTAGATATTTCATCTGATAATATTACTTTTGGTTCTTTTACTCCATCTGATATACCGTTACTTCCATTAAATGAACTTTCACCACATTGGGATCCAGATGGAAATAATTTCTTTACTTTTCCAAAAGATAGGGCACCGTATAATATATCACATAGAAATGTAACTGGAACATGGAATGCATGGGGATTTGTTGAAAACCATTTTGGACTTGATACTGGACAACCAGGAGCCTCAACAACTCAACCATATGTTTTAAGGAAAATAGGACAACGATGGGGTACTGACGGAGAATCTCATAATTTTGTAGAACATATAGTAAGTAATCTTGTAAATAGTGTAACTACTATAGCAGCTAGAACTTTAGCAGATGAAATAAGAATAACTGCGTGGGAAGGTTCCCCGAGAGGTATTCAATGGGCAGCCACCCAAGCAGCATTACAGGCATTTAACCCAAGAAAAGAAACAAGAATATGGAATCCAGCCTCAATTCAAGGTTCATTACCACCGATGTTTCATGTACAAAGACATCTTGGTGATACCTATTCTGAAGTTACAAAGATAGATTTGACTGAAGGTGGAGATGAATCTTCTATATTAACTGATTATTCATATAATTTAGATATAAATAACGGATTACAAGATGTAAATAAACGGAGAAGGGGAATTGAGGCTATTGATAATCAGATGGAATATCCAACCCCCATTCCAAATCCTACTACTTGGCCAGCACACCTTGGAGTAAGTGGACCCGTTAATCCAAGAAGAAAAGAATTTGTAAAAGTTAAAGATGTGGGTCCAAATCTTGGTACATCATATGATACAACGAAAGTTTTTCTTGATGGTCAAAATTTATATTTTAGAAAAAGAGGTACTGATAAAGATTCTCAATATTTAGAATCTCACAAGGCAGGTAACGTTACCTGGCCGATGGCACTTGGACAAAGGGGTTCAGAAACTCCATTTGGAAAACAGTATTATGATAATGGCCATTTCCATTCTACAAAGCGACAAAAAATAACAGGTGTTTATCAAGGTGATAAATATTCAGCAACTTTACCCTATTTAAAAAATCTTTCAGAAGTTCAAGGAGTAGGAGTAGAACTTGGAGATATTGCACAAGCAGAGAAAGGATTAAGAAAAGGATTAATACAAATAACGGGTAAAGGAGTAGTTTATAGAAAACGATGGACTCACGATTTTCCAGGTTCATCACCTATAATTTGGCCAACTGAGAACAGAAGTGATTTTATTGAGGATAAATCTAGCGGCGAAAATACGTTACCGACTCTTGAAAATGTAAAGGGAGTGGGTGTTTATCAAGGTTCTCCATATTCGGCAACTTTACCCTATTTAAAAGAACATAACCAATCATCACCATATCCAAAGAAATTGCCTGCGGGTGAAAAAGCACTTGGACATACAAGTACTCCAAAAGCAAAACAAACAGTAATATTTATTAATAAGAACTCACCAAACACATCTCAATTTGCTCCAGTTCCACTCCAGGTTGGTGAGATTTCAACACTGTTTCACCATGAAAGAACACATGGTGATGGAGTAACTACAACAGGACCAGTAACCCAACCTGATGGTAACAATGTTTATAAAAAAGATATATTATATTTAACTGGTATTAAAACTAAGACTGATGGGAAACTTAAACATGAAGTAAGATATCCGCAGAATAAACCACATTCTAGTTTACTTGTATATGGATCATCAGCCAAACCATTTCAGTGGGCAGGAGATAAATGGAATATTAGTACACCATATGCCACAAGTGATTCGACCCCCACTTTAGCGACATTACAATCAAAGGATGGTGCAGCAATAACTCTTGGTCATGCCGGTAGTGTTCTCGCAGAAGCAAAAAGAATACATAAAAGTGATAAGGATATTATAACTACTGCAACTGCTATCAATACGGAACATTCCTATACTACAAAACTTGACCACGAAAGTGATGGAAAGAAATCTACAGTTTTCCAAGTGGATACGAAACATTCTGGTAAAAACATTTATACCTTCAATGGTACAGATGAATCGACCTTATATTTAAGTGGTATTAAAACTAAGACTGATGGGAAACTTAAACACGATAAGAGATATCCAGAGAAAAGTGTAAGTATACCAGAAGGTTTTAGTTTATCTGTAGAAGGATCATCAGCCAAACCATTTCAGTGGACAGGAGATAAATGGAATATTAGTACACCATATGCCACAAGTGATTCGACCCCCACTTTAGCGACATTACAATCAAAGGATGGTAAACCAATACAATTAGGACATATTGGTTCAGTAATAGGAAAGAAAAATATTGTCCATAAGGGAAAATTAACTCCAGCCGGCTCTACTCTTGGTAGTCCATTTCCAGTTACTACAAAACTTGACCATGAAAGTGCTGGAAAGAAATCTACAGTTTTTCAAGTGGATACGAAACATTCTGGTAAAAACATTTACAAAAAAGGTACAACATTATATTTATCAGGTCATGGAACTGGAACTCTCATACCAATAGGTAAATTAGCAGCAGACCAGAAAGGAGTTTCAATAGGTCAACTAGTAGGTGATCCTACTTTTACAAGTGAAGTAACAGATTATAAAGGTAAATCCAACAAAATAAGAGATGGTGGATTTAAATCTGAAAGATCAAAAATAATTTATGTTGGTCCCCCTGACGAGTTACATGGTGGTAAAAATCAATATACCGGCGGCCGAGAGAAAGGTGTTTATAAAGAACCTGGTCCTCATTCTTATTTAAAAGGTAAGACTAGATTAGGAAAATGGGGTGATCTAATTCACGGACTAGAAACACCCACGAAATTTAGTAAAGAGGTATTATATCCAATTGCAAAATTTGCTGCAGATACATTAAATTATATGACGGATAAGGTGGTAGGTAGGAAGTTTATAGATTCAGGAGTTCCACCAACAGATACGGGCATAATTATTATACCTGGATCAACTATTTCTGGAACACCACGCACAAAAGCAGAATTTGGTGTAACTGTAAGAGGAGAGTTCGGAAAGAAATCTTTTTGGGATGGGGATTTATATAGTAGTGAAGAACCTTATACTAACTTTATTGGTAGTTCGAAAGAACAACCCCCCGGTAGTCTTTTAAAACTTACAAGATTACAACTTGATAATACAACAGGGGATCCAACTGTAGTTATAAAAACTGCACATCCATATAGTAGTGATAGATTTCAAACAGACGGCAAATCGACTCTTGAAGAACCAATAAAACTGCAAGATTTTCCACTTCTTAATAAAACAGAAATAGGCACCAATTTCGGTTTAGAAGGACAGGCTTTAGGATATGTTCAACACAGTCATGGGTTATTTGGAAATTTATTTGGTCTAGAAAAGAGACGTGGACATGGACAACATGCTGAAAACTATACTGATTTAATGTCACAACCTGCAGCTGATACACTAAATGTCAAAGACGATAATATTACTATTGATAAAATATTACCTTATACTCATCAAAATTTGTCACATAAACAAGTTGTACCAGTTGAAAGTGAAAAGATAACTATTGAGGACTCATTAGATCTCATGTCCAATAAGAAGCATTACGAGACAAAGAAAGTAACTAAAAATCTTGGTGAAAAGTTCGGTAATCTTCCAGGAGCTATAAAAAGTGTGGGAGTATCACGTGGTTCTACAAATTTAATTGATACATATTCAACTTTGGCATATGGTAAGTTATCTACAACTTTTAAAGATAAAGAAGTAGAAGGAAAAGACGATCAAGGAATTCATGACCAATTAAATTATGAAAAAACATTAAGAAGTGCAAGTGAAATAAATAAAAGTTTTAGACCAGGAAAAGGTAGAGGTGAAATAATAGAATCAGAATCATCTGTAAAAGGAGTTGGTGGAGGAGAAAACACTGGTCGCAGAGATAGAGCAAAACAATGGAAAGCAGATGATCAAGGACATCCAGGTAAATCGGATACTACAGGAGTTGTTATAACTGTAAATGATGATGGATTAAAGGGATTGGTAAAGAAAAGTGTAGATGGTACAAGTTATATAACAGCATTAACTGATAAAATTAATATGTTGAGATATGGGGAAGATTATGATGTTCATGGTGAAGATTTTATTAAGTTTAAATTTAAAGATTTAATTAATGATAAATGGATTATATTCAGAGCAGCTTTAGGAAGTATAAGTGAGGAATTTTCTCCTGAATGGTCATCTGAAAAATATATAGGTAGACCTGACCAAGTTCATGTTTATCAAGGGGTTAATAGATCATTGAGTTTTGAATTTATGGTAATTCCACATACAAGACAAGAATTACCTATATTATGGGAAAAATTAAATTATCTTGTGGGACTTACTTACCCAACTTGGAAAAGCGTTGGAAAGCATGCAAAACGAATGGAATCACCATTTATAAATTTAACAATTGGTAATATGTATAGTTCAGTTCCTGGATTTTTAAGTGGGTTAAGTATTACAGTTGATGATAATGGCACTTGGGAAATAGAAAAAGGATTTCAATTACCAAAGTCAATTAGTGTAAGTTGTGAATTTACACATATTGGTCAGCACGTATTGGCTTCTCAAGGGAAACATTATGATTTGGGGTGGTTAAAGAAATATGATAATAGTACCAAGTGGACTAACCAAGGTAGTCAATTAGGAGGTGGAACTGGTTTAGAGAGAGAACCAATGGGAGCAAAGTTAACGACCCTTTTGGACTCAAATATGGAGAAATATCAATCACCCGATCAGAAATTACAAATAGAAGCTGAAGCATCTCCTTCATTTCTGACGGGAGCATCTGATATAGAATTGAAAGAGAATATTGAATTAGTAGGAAAATCACCATCTGGAATTAACATATATGAGTTTAATTATAAGGATGAAGCTTATGGAGAAGGAAGATATGTAGGAGTTATCGCTCAAGAAGTTCCTGAGGCTTCAGTTGAAATGAGTAATGGCTACTTAGCCGTTGATTACAGTAAAATAGATGTTGATTTTATAAGAGTATAATAATGAGTAGATATAAATTTACAGGAATAAAAATAGATAAAAATACTGGAAATAGAGTATTTAAATCTACTTTATATCCTGCAATTAGGTTTAGTGATGGGGATAAATTTATTTATCCTATTGATGGAGAGAGATTAGAAACTCTTGCTCATAGATATTATAAAGATACTACACTTTGGTGGATTATAGCACAAGCAAATAATATACGTGATGGTTCATTTGGATTAAAACCAGATGAATCAATTAGAATTCCTATGAATTTACCAGAGATATTGAGTGATTTTAGAAGAATGAATGAAACGTTATGATAAATTTATCACCTATTAATAAAAAAATACGGACAACATTAGAGAATAGATCACGGGCCGTTAAAAGAGGAGAAACCGTTTCTTTTGATCCACAAAATGTCGAAGGTAAAATTCTGGCTAGTGATGAACTTGTTAAATCACTTTGGATAAAAGTATTTTCTCCTGTAGATGCTACTGCAGTACCAGTAAAAACTGATGAAAATTTGATGGATGTGATGGGTAAACCTGTATTGGATGAAAATGATGATAATGTAAAAAGAATAAAAATGGTTACAGGAATCAAAAAAGATAAACTTAACACGGTAACAATTCTTGGGGGACAGGCAACAAGGGAAGGTGATATGTTTCATGGTTTTGATGAAATATACTCTGAGACTATATCAGGATTTAAACGACCACTTGCAGGAATTAAAGATATAAGTGTTGGTTATAAAGGTAATTTATCTGCAATAAGAGAAACTACTATTAATTGGGTATGTTGGTCATTTGAAGATTTAGAAAGACTTTCACCACATTTTTTTTCACATGGAAAAGGACTTTTGATAGAATGGGGATGGGGTGGTTCTGAAACTGATTTTTCCATGTTATCAGAAAAAGATTTTTTAGGTGGGACAGGATATCAAATTTTACAAAATAGAATTATAGAAAATGCCGGTAATTATGATGCAATGGCAGGAGTAATTTCTAATTGGGAGTGGACATTAAGAGCAGATGGTGGATTTGATTGTATGACTAAAGTTACTTCTCGTGGTGTAAATATGTTAGATGCTACTACTGAAAATCCAGGATTAGCATCTGTACCTAATGAAAGTCTCGTTCCACAACCAAGCTTACCCGATTTTTGTGCCGCTATAAAAGAAACTACATATGCAATGGCTGTAAAGGGTGAAAATTGGTTTAGTGACGGTATCGAAGATAATTTAAAACCATATACAAATAAAACTGAACTAACTGGGAACATTGTTAATACTGATTGGACACAGGACACATTTCAACCGCCTGGAGTGTTAGTTAATATCACTTCAGTTGGAGAGGGGTTTTGGGGTTGGTTTAGTAAGAAGAAGGCCGGCCCATATTTTACTTGGGGATTTTTTGAGGATAATGTTTTAAGTAGATATTTAGGCAGATATAGTCAGGATACTAAATTAGTCACAAGTTCATTTAGAAGCCTACAACCTGTATTAGCAAATAATGAAACTGGTGATTGGTTAAATACCCCTACGGAAGATGGTTCTGGAATAAAAACAACCCAAGACATTACCAAGGCACAATTTGAATCCACAATAATTCGAAACCATAAACATTTATATACTCCTTTTAGAGATAGGTGGATATTACCGGGCCAGTTTCCTGGAGAAATAGTACAACGAGAAAATGCAGGAGATTTTTGGGGTGGTGTAGTTAATATATTTTCTACTGATTGGGATGAAAAACTTACTGAAGCAACAGCAAAGTTAGCTAACGATTCCTTTCATTATAGACCATTTGCAATCGATCCACATGACTGGTCCAGTGGTGGATATTTAAGAAATATATTAGTTAGTTATGAAATAATAGAAAATGCTTTTAAGAATGCAAAAACTCTAAAAGAAGGGGTTCAATCAGTAATGGATGAAATTAACAGAGATGTTGATGGATTTTGGAGATTTGAAATAGTTACTGATCCTTATATTGATGGGAATTGTAAAATTATAGATATGAATTCTACTGCTTATACAGTTAAGGAATTATTGGATGATAAAAAAGCAGCAATTCCAAACGAAAGTCCAAATAGTTTAAATGGAAATCCTACTAGTAAACTTTTTACTTTTCCGTCATGGGGAGAAGCAAGTATAGTTAAAACTCAAAGTTTAAAAACCAAAGTTCCAAGTGCAATGGCAGTTACCGCAATGTATGCGGGGAGTGCAAAAAACATGGAACAAGGACATATGGGAGATGAATCGGGAACAGCAGTTGGTTTACTTACTGGAGATAAAGGAGCCATTGATCAATCTCAGAAGAGAATTAGATTAGCATGGACAGATGCTGAGACTCAAACCTTTGGAAGTATAAGTCCATATGGTAATATTCCCAGTGACGGCCCTCGTGCAAATAGTCGTGGTATGGGACAGCGAATAGGTGGAGATGGAAATCCAGAAACAAATGTTCCATCATCTGCCCAAGGAAGAATTGCTGATTTTGGTTATGGTCATGGTATTCCTATGTCTGCGGATGGATTTGATAAAATTATGGAGTCTTCAGAAGAATATTTGGAAGAAAGGGAAGAAGAAGTAAAGGAGGCTAAAGCAAGAAAGCAGGCAAAAGGAAAAAAGGCAATTGAGAATTTTATGAAGGTAACTATGGGGGCAGACACACCAGCTAATCGACTCAAAGGACAAGCCGAGATGAATTGTGGTGCAAATAATAAAATTCCAATGGAGTGGCACACTTATGAATATATTAGTTTGTATGATGAGGATGGTGCGATGTGGGATTATCCAAAAGGTGATACACCAGCACTTTTTAGACGTACTATGATGGATTTTATTCATGGAAATATACCTGGAGTGGAACATGAACATAAGGATAAAATTGATGTATTAATTCCTATTGAAATGGAAATAACCATAGGTGGAATTGGTGGTATTATTCCAGGAAATGTTTGGACAGTAGATTATATACCAGAAAGATATCACAAGTATTGTGTTTTTCAGACATTATCTGTTGATCAAACAGTTAATGATGGTGAATGGACGACAACTTTAAAAGGTCAAGTTAGACCTGCTATGAAATATTTAATTGATGAAGAAATTTTAAAGGTTAATGATGAACAGGATGCAGCACAAAATAAATTAGCAGAACAAGAAGAACCTATTGTATCATTTGGGAATCAATTAGAAAAAATATCATTAAGATAGGATGGCTATAGCGGCAGAAAAGGGATATAATACAAGTGCATCTGCTCAATTACTTGCGGAGGGAAGAGGAAACTAAATCTTCACCTTCATTTCTGACAGGAGCGTAAAAATGGAAATAAATTTTGGTAACTTTACAATTGGTAAAATTAAGAATAAGAAGAAAAAGAATAATAAAAAGAAATTTTTTAAATCACGGGTGTTTTCAAAAAAATCTTTTCAAGAAACGAAAAAAATACAAATATCTAAATTGAAAACTTTAGATGGATATTTGAGTGAGGATAAACATGAAAGAACAATAAATGATGCAGGTGAAGTTAAAAGTAACGGTGCGTTTGCATATCTCGATGGAGGTGATGTACCAGTAGGAACTCCATATCATATTCATTATTCTTCAATTGGAAAAACGGAAATTTATATGACTGGTAAAAAACATAATGAAGTTTCTCAAGTTATTATACGATTAAAGGGAAATACTAATTTTGGTAAATATATAAATTTAATAACTCCATCATCTGGAATGACTTATCTTCCAAGTGTTCCATTTAAATTTGAAGTTACTAAAAAAAATAGAAAATTACAAATGTCTTATAGATATTTTGCCAAATTGGCAAATGATAATGTAACTCCAGAATTTGAAATTTCAAAATCAGATCATAATAAAAATACTCCACTTTATCAAAAAACTCAAGTGAAATGGAGTTTAGATTTGAGTAAAGATATGATGATAAATAAAAATATTGATGAAATTGATAGAATTGTAGGAGAGGGATTTAAATCTTTAGAATATTCATTGAATCCGGCCGAAGGTCATATAGAAGGTGATATGTCATTACAAGAAGAAAAAGTAGAAAAACTTAAAAAATTATTTCCAAAGAAAAAATGGAAATCACCAAAGAAGAAATTTAAGAAAAAGAAGAAAAATCTTTTTAAAAGGGGCAAGTTTACTACATCAACCATTGCCAAATCAACATCTACTGATACATCTTCAAATCCATCTTCAGGATGGAGTGCGGGTGATGGACCACCTCCTGGATCAGGATATTAATTTACATTTTGAGGATTTAATTTGATATATATAAACAAAGGTTATAGTAATGAAAGTCAACGTATTAGACAAAGGTTATATAGAAGTCGTTGATGTTCTTGGAGACGACTTAACACCTGTAAATGCCGCTAGAGTTTCATTCGGTGGTCGTAGTGATGAATTTACAGAGAAAGATAGGAAACTATCCAAGTTCTTAATCAAACACAAACATTTCAGCCCATTCAGACACCAACACGTGATGATGATTATCAAGGCACCAGAGTTCGTTATGCGACAATGGTATAAACACGTTGTTGGAATCGAAACCACATCAAGCCATCCTACCAAAGACCATGCTTGGAACGAGATTAGTGGTCGTTATGTTCCGTATGTAGATTTTTATGAACCAAGTGAATACAGAGCACAATCAGATGATAACAAACAGGCAAGTGAAGGATTGGTTGAACATCAATCAAAGGCAGGTTGGTATTGGAGAGAGGCTCAAAAGAAGTCAGTTGATAATTATAATAAATTACTTGAAATGGGAATGGCAAAAGAACAGGCCAGAAGTATTCTACCATTAACAGTTTATACACAAGTATGGTGGACAGCATCATTTCAATCCATTATGAATTTTATTGAACTCAGAGATGAGAAAACAGCTCAAGTAGAAATACAAGAGTATGCAAGAGCATTAAAGAAAATAATGTTAGAGGTTTATCCAGAAACTACTAAAATATGGAGTGAAGTATATTGGAAATGAATGGTTGGATATTATATAAAAATCCTATAGATGAATCTTGGGAAACTAATAAACTTATAGAAGAGTTTGAGAAACAAGATATTAAGGTCCGAGTTGTAAATCCACAAGACGTAGATATTTTCGTAGATAGAGATGATAGAAAAAGTATTTTAGTTGATGGTAAGTCAAGACCATTACCTGATTTTGTAATACCAAGAACGGGTAGTGGAACTACATATTTTATAAAAGCGATTATACGGCACTTAGAAAGATTGGGAGTGATACTTATTAATGGAAGTAATTCCATAGATACAGTTAAAGATAAGTTATACACTCAACAAATATTAGGACAGTCTAATTTACCAGTACCAAAAACACTTTTAGTAAGACATCCAATCAATATAGATTTTGTAGAGAAGAACATAAACTTTCCTGTTATTATTAAAACATTAAGTGGTTCATTTGGTGCTGGTGTATTCTTAGCAGAAACCAAGAAACAATTTGAACAACTTTTGAAGATGGCAGAGATAACCAAACCAAGTTATAACATTATAGTTCAAGAGTTTATCAAGGATTCTCATGGAAAAGATTTAAGAGTTTTAGTGGTAAATGGTAAAGTAGTTGGTTGCATGATGAGACAATCAATAGATGACGATTTCAGAGCTAACATTACAAGAGGTGGTAAAGGTATTCCATATCAAATTGATGATGAGATAGAATGGTTAGGTGGTGAATCAGCAAGACTACTTGGTTTGGATATAGCAGGGGTGGACTTGTTATTTGATGGAGAAGGATATAGTATTTGTGAGGTTAACTCATCTCCTGGTTTTGAAGGAATGGATAAATTTACCAAGACAAATATTGCAGAACAAATAGTTACATATGTAAAACATAAAATAGGTTATAGTGATAGTAGAAACGAAACATGAGTTTGAAGATTTTATAGAAAAATATAAAAACTCTGATTGTATTTTAATTCCAGTTTTATCTGATGTGAATAAACATCCACTTGAGAATTCTTTGTGCCTATTATATGTGAAATTATTAGGTGGTGATGAATATATTTTACCGTTTAATCATAGTGAAGCAATAAATCTTGATATATCTTATCTCGATAAACTTAATTCAGATAATAAAAAATATATTTATGATAAGAAACAATTTAATCATATTGTTAAATGGAAAAATGTGATAGATATTAATCTTGTTTATTATATGAATAATAATGAACCATTAGATATTGATGATATAACTACAAATTCTCATGATTATTTTAATAGGAAATATTATAAAATGAAAGATATAAATACTGTTATTCCTATTTTGAAACACGTTGAGTATTGTCGCATATTATATAAGAAATTAGAGATGTGGTTGGATTGTGGTTACGAAATATATAATGATAATATTATTGATAACTTAACGTATTTAGAATCATCAGGATTAAGATATAATGATGAATTGGTGTATAGTGAATATAATCTCTATACATCAACTGGTAGACCAAGTAATAGATTTGGTGGAATTAATTTTGCAGCATTAAACAAAACAGATGGTTCACGAAAACCATTTAAGAGTAGATTTGAAAATGGAATGTTGGTTGAATTCGATTATGACGCATATCACTTACGGTTGATAGGTGAAGTGGTAGATTATAAATTCCCAGAAGGTTCAGTTCATAAACATATGGCAAAGTTTTACGGTGATGTTACTTATGATGAATCCAAAAATAGGTCATTTCAATATTTGTATGGTCATATTCCAATAGAAGTAGTTCAAATAAATCCATTTTTCGGTAAAGTTCACGATTATATTAATAAAATTTGGAGTGAGTATAAACAAAGAGATTTTATAACTTCTAATATTTATAATAAGAAGATATTTAGGAAAAATTTATCTGACATGAATCGGAATAAATTATTTAACTATATGATTCAGTTAATGGAAACAGAAAACAATATGAAAATGTTAAGTAACCTTATTCCTTTTTTAGAATCATACAAAAGTAAATTGATTTTGTACAGTTATGATTCATTTTTGTTTGACTTTAACTTAGACGATGGAGTGGACTTTTTGAAAAAAATTAAAAAGATTATCGAGAGTAACGGGTTATTTCCCACTAAGACAAGTAAGGGGACAAACTACCATGAAATGGAAGATATCACAGAGAAATTATGAAAAATTGGGATAAAATATTATCAGATTTTGCACATAAGTGCGGAGATGGTGGTCCAGATATGACCAATCCACGACACCTTGCTTTGTTACGAGAATCATTAATAAAGTTTGGTTGGGATGAGAATGCCACGAATGAGATTCTTGGTAATTTGAGAAATGGAAAAGAAGTAATTGTTGAGAAAAGAGAAAAAAATAGTGTTTGGCAGACAGATGGTGGTTGGGCAGGATGGAAAACGGGTCAAGACATTCCAAGATATGGGATGGACAGTGAAGAGTCTGCAAACGTTTATATTGGTGGTGAGGATTTTGAAGATGAAGATGAAGAATTAACTGATGATGAAAAAGAAGAATTAAGAAAAAACGATAGAAAGAATGTTGAAAATGCTGCTCGCCGACAGAAGAACGATGATTTATCAGACGAAGATGCAGGAATGGGAACTCCAGAATCACAGGCACAAGAAGCGGTTGTGGTTGAAGGGGCAATGAAAGCTAAAGACAAGTGGGATGAAGAATTTGGTGGCCCACCACCAAAAGGTGCAAAAACACGTGAAGATTGGGAGGCCATGGACTGGAAACAGAAGAAAGAATGGTTAGATGTTACTTTAAAAGATTTAAGAGGAGAGTTAGAAGAAATATGTTCAACTGATAAAAAGAAAACAGTATATCTTTTATCTTGTAAAAATATGGAAGCATCATTCAATACTCTTGATAGGTTATTGATAAAAGATGATGAAAAGAATCCAGATGGAATAGGTATTGAGAATATTGAAGAAATTGCATGGGATACCCCAGACGGACAAAAATTAGTTGGAACAACTGGACATAAAACTCCAGCAGATATGTTTATTAAAACGACAGATGGTAAGTTGGCTGGAGTTTCATTAAAAGAAAGTGGAGCAGTTTTTTGGATTAATAAAGGATATGCAAAAGAAATCGTTAAATTGACGGATAAGATGGAAAAGGATATGACCGATGAATGTAATGGAGATGAAAAATGTATAGATGAAGCCAAAGAACTCGTAGATAAGATACGACAATCAGCGGCCATAGAACATCATGAGAAAAGAAAGGCCGAAAGAGAACAAAAAACAGCTACAGCAATATTAGATAAAGATAGTCCAGAACATAAAACTTATGCTGAAGGAGTTAGGCATGTTCATTCTCTTATAAAACAGGCATACGCCCTCGGATGTGATAGAAAGGAAAATAGAGGATCAGAGGATTGTGAGAATCTTCAATCACAACTGAAAAAGATTACAGGTCAAACCAAACTTGAAGCACATACAGAGTTTTTAGAAGGTGTGTTGGGACATAGAGATGCATGGTTAAATGACGATGAGATTGATGTTCATAACTTAATGACAACTAATCCAAAAATTTCTCAATCTGAGTTGGCAGAAGAAGAAAAATCAATAAAAAAACAAGAAAAATCAATAAAAAAACAAGAAGAAGAAAATAGAAAATATCGTGAAGTTGCAGAGGGTGGACATTATGTATTAAGTCAAATTGAAAAGAAATATCCCGAAGGTAAAGATAGTAAACAGTATAAAGATGCAAAGAAAAGACTAGCTTGGCAAGAAAAAGAAAATAAAAAACGAGAAACCAAAACCAAAAACGCAAAAAAAGCTTTAAAAAGGGCAAGAGAAAAATTAGAGACGAAGAAAAAAAATAATTATGGTCAAAGACAAACTGAATCTCTCGCCGAAGGGGATTTAATGTCAAAAACCGACCATAAATCTACTTTTAGAATTTTTCAAAATTATAATAATCCCGATTGGACAGAACCACAACGAGAAGCACACCATAAACCATATGATGAACAACGAAAATTAGATGCCGTATTAACAAAATCAATGTATGAGGCCTTAGATACTCCAGAGGCCAAAAAAGCATTTAAAAAGTGGTTTTTAAAGAGTTCACATATATTAAGTTCATTAGGAATATTGGGTGATGAAGAATCTGATACATATGATTCATTTCAAGTTTTATATGGTGATGAAGGAGAAGAAGATGGACTGTCAGGAGTTATACAAGATAGAAAAACTCTATTAGCTTTATTCAATGACGATGGAACAATTGAGAATCTCTTAAAAGAACTTGATGAATTAGGACCTAAACCAAGTAAAACAAAGGACCCTAAAGGATTTGAAGCTTGGGAGAAAAAAAGAAAAAAAATTGAACAAGAAATTGTGGATAAATTACTTGAAAAGATAGAAATAGATTACGCTACAGGTACTATTTTTATTACACATATAGATGGAAATAGACCTTTGGTTACATTAAGGGCAAGGTCAAGAGGAACAAACGCATCACCTACTCTTGAAATGGGAACAACTGGGTATTTCCAGAAAGTATTGAAGAATGACGGAGAGGCAGATCCAAAAAAATGGCCAGCAAATGATAGAGTAACTTATTCTGATCAACTTTTAGATATTTATGATAGAAGGGATGATGAAGTATCCGATACTGAAGCTAATCTCCCAGAAGGGAAAAGAAAATTAAGGGAAACCAACAAAAAAAGAATTAAAGTATTAGAGAGGAAAAGAGATGCATTGGAAGAAATTAAAAAATCTAAGAAGGGTGGTCTTACTAAGGCAAAACAAAAGGATTTAGATGAGACTATGGCCAAGTTAGTAGAAGCAGAAAAACTACAAGAAAAATTAGAGAGTGAAGAGGAGTAGGAGTATAATGAAAACACAACTACTTTGCACATTCACTAAACGAAATAGACTCTACGATACAGTAAGTCTTATCATTGAGTGCCACGATATAGTATTCAACAAAATTTATGTATTCACTAATGAAGATGACCATCATCAATTAATTTGTACTTATAATATACCACAAAATGAAGATAATTATATTGAAGGTGTTGATACAATAGCATTACATAGAAAGAAACAGACCAATACACTTTATACTATAAATGCACTAAACGAAATAATTAGAGAAAAGAATCAAGGTGTATTAGATAAATCATTTCCTATTGAATGGTCGGAGTTTCAGAATACTCTATTATTAGTAAATGATGAAGGACTCAATAAAATTAGAACAAGAATTTATACTATTGTAAATGTAGATACATGGGAGATAGATCAAAAATTAAAAGATGAATTATAGGTTTTACTATCCTGAATGGAACAGTCATAAAGAAGTTTGTAAAGAATATCCTCAAATAAAAGAAATCACAAGAGAACCAACGGCTTTTTGGTATGGTGTTGGGCCCAAACGAACTATTAGAAAGACTAAAAAATCAATCCAAAGACTATTAAAACGGGCAGACCCGTATTTACCAATATTAGTCATATATTCAATCCCATACAGAGATTTAGGCCATCACTCAAAGGGTGGTGCAAATAGTGATAAAGAGTATTTAAAGTTTATTAGAGGGTTCTGTGACGCAATAGGTGATAGAAGTCCTATTGTGATATACGAACCAGATTGTATTCCACATATGGAAGATATGGGAGTGGTAGATGGATTAAAACGATTATCTTTGATAAAAAAATCAGTTAAGTTGTTGAGTAAGACAAATTCAATTGTTTATTTAGATATTGGTAATCCTGGTTGGTTATCAGTTCCAAAGGCAGTTGCATATCTAAGAATGTGTGATGTAAATAAGATAAAAGGATTCAGTATAAATACGAGTAATTATTACGCAACTACAACTTGTTATAAGTATGGAAAGTCTATAAGTAAGAGATTAGACGGAAAACATTTTGTTATAGATACATCAAGAAATGGTACAGGAGCAACAAAAGAACATTTCAATCCATATGGTAGGTCAATAGGTGAATATCCAACTACTAAAACTTGTGATGAAATAGTAGATGCATACCTTTGGATTAAAGTACCAGGTGAAAGTGATGGAAAGGTCAATGGGGGTCCTAAAGCTGGTAGATTCTCTCATAATCTGGCATTAGATTTGATACATAACAAAAAAAGTGAAAAAAAGACTTGACTTTCTCGTTTTTTTGTCGTAAGATCAAGTAGAGATTGAGATAGGGAATACAACAGAACGAAAACAAGTAGTTCGGTTCCCGACTAATACGAGGGAAATATCCTTCGGTGAGTGTGAAGGTCTTTTAATAGAAGTCCAGAAGAATCCACGAAACTCAATCAAGTAACAAATAGAGAGAGTAAATAAATGTTATCAATAAAAAACAAAATCAGAAAATTGGATAGTCTTTCAGACTTGAATGAACTATCAGCATTTATCAATGATTGTAAAGTGATGTTGGGGAGAATGTCATTTTCAGTTGGAGATAAAGTTTATGTAGTCCAAAAGACCAAGAAAACCGAAGGTAGGATTACTAAAATCAACAAAGTTAAATGTGTTGTTGATATGAGAGGTCGGTTATATAATGTTCCAATGTCAATGTTGGAATTAATCTAAAAAAAGTGAAAAAAACACTTGACTTTAACGAAAATATGTCGTAAGATCAAGTACGAAATGAGAGAGAACGTTAAATTTAATAGACTAAATGAATTGGTAATAGAATTACAAAATACCAATTCATTAAATGATAAAAAGGAAATTTTGAGTTCATATACTGATATGACCAAAA